TAATCTGTTGTAAAGAGCACTACCCAAAGCAGGTAGAATATAAATGTCCTGAGCAGCTTTAATTTCTGGCAGGATCAATTTCTCATCTACATTGTTATGCAGTCCTGTCCTATCCTTGATAGTGTCAACTGATATGAATAATACGTTTAAACTCATTTTATTTTCTTGTTACAATGTTAGAAACCCATTCATGTCTGCAACTTGGTGAATGCTGACCATTAGGCTGAGTCCACCAACCGCCTCTCCTATCCCAAACAGAATAGCCAAGCCTTGCACTCATTTGCTCAATCTCTGATCTGGAATAAAACTTATTTGCCTGTAGTAGATATTTACAGAACTCTCTTGATGGATGAGCTGCTGTATCTCTCTGCCCAGATGGGATTGATTTTTTCCATTCATAACTGTACCTGATCAGAAATTCTGTTGTTTCTGGTTTTATTTTTTTAACTATATCTGACAGAGGCTCAGTCAATTCTCTTACTATGATCACATTGGAATCTATTCCCTCACCTTGAATCTGCTCAGATGATTTAATATATCCATTTTTTTCGAGTCTGTCAATTACTCTTTTGACTGCACCTATATCCTCTTTCAATGTTTCTGCAATTACCTCTGGAGTAATCCTTTTATCCTTTGCAATCAAATCCAAAACATTAGATTGTAACTGTGTTACATCAGCAAACAACTCAACATCTCCGAAAAGATGCTTTGTTTTCCAGATATTATATTCTGATTTATCCTCTCCAAATTCAAAGAATATTTGAAATTGATCAGCAAATTGAGCTGTGTTAACTTCTGGATTTACCTCTGGCTGTGGTTGATATTTGCTCATATCAATACCGAGCTTTTCAGTGATCCACTCTTTAGGAGCTACATTTGCAATAGTTGCCTCACTAAATTCGATGCCTATTGGCTCTGTAGGTATAATTTTCAAATCCTCTGGATAACCTGCATATCCTGCCAACATATTGAATGCAGATTCAAGAAACATTTGTTTTCCGTTAACATATGTATTCTTGAAAATCTCATAGCCATCTCTCATCTCTGTTCTTGTTCCCAACTGACCTGCAACCGCAATGCCAAAAATGGATGGAGTAGTTACCTGATGCCCTGAAAATATGTTTGTTTGGATTAGCTCATCTACCTGTCCAAAATCCTCTTTAGTCAAATCTGACTGCCCCAAATCATCTACAATTGGCTTTCTGGATGCATCGTTGACAAAAGCCAACATATATTTAATCCCATCAGCTCCTGTGTAGGTATTTTTAAACTTATTGTGTACAACTCTCTGCTCCTCTGGAGAAGGCTCTCCATTAGGGAGTGTAATGAGTTTACTCGCAGAAAACCCTGTTTTGGCATTTCCTAAAACGTGCTTAGAAACCTCAATATCAGACTCAATATAGTTAAGAGCTCCAAAGTATGAAGGCAGAGTATAAACTCCTCCGTTAGGTCTGTATTCCTTTAGGTAAAGGATTTGTTTGCCCTGTGGATTCTTAGGATTAAAGGCAGGATATACCTCATATTTCTCATTTCTATCTTTCCAATCCTCTTTGTACCAAAACTGAGTATTGTCTTTATTAGTTCTGAACTTGGTATAATCACAATGCCAAATCTCGCTCACCTTGCCTATGCCCCAAATAACCTCAATAAATGCCCCTCCAAAAAGCTCCATGTCCATTGATACCTTTCTGGTCACATCATCCAGAGATTCGCTCCTATTAGGCTGCTGAATAAATCCCTCTGCTGTTCCTGTCCAACCATTGCCTGTAATGTAATGCACCTTGTTTCTAACAATTGCATTATGTTTAGCAGATTTGTTAAATAGTTCAACAAGATAGTTTGGATAATCATTCCTATCTCCATATTGAATGTAGCCTTCGCCCTTTTTCTCCCTGTATTCAGGTTGTTTGGCTTCCGCAAATTGTACTAAAACGTAATTCATTCTCTTATTTTATAAGTGTCTGTTGTTGTGTATTCCGTAAATATGGTAGCCGATTGGTTTAACATCATAATTCCACTCTCCAACATATTCAATCCTGCAGGATTTGTATTTGTTGGACTCGCCTGTTCATACACCTGATAATCCCATTGACCATTTAAGCTACTGCTAAAATAGTCATTTACTATGATTTGAAATTTATTATATCTATCCTTGTATTGGCTGACATCAGTATTATTCAGCTTTACAAATTTTACCTGCTGATTGCTACTTCTATTGGTAAACACAAACAAATAATTAGGACTCTGCAATAACTGCTTTTCAGTTAAAGTTAGATAAATAAATTGAGTCTGCCCTTTTGTTAACTGTATCATCTACTATAAATGCAGAAAACTCTGGTATTTAACAAAAATGCCCCACCTAAAAGGCAGGGCACATGAAAAATCCGCACTATATATTAAGCACCTGCAGTAGTCAATTGACCTGCTACAGTTGAGTTAACTTCAGGAGCAAGTTCTGGCTCTTTGCCTGTAAAGGTCAAAGTATAGCCTGATCTATCTCCCTCTGCTGTACCTGATTGAGAAGAACCTGCTGTGATGTCAAGTCCTCTGGTCAAACCGAGATACCAATATTTATCGTTATTATCTTTAGCAACAGCTACCAAGAGATTTTTAGCCAACAACAAGATTTCGTTTCTTGTATTTGCCTGAAGTTTGTTAAGAACAATTGTCAATTCTTGCTGATAGAAAATTGTTCCATTCTCTACTGATGCATTAATATTCTCAACAAAACTTGAAGTAGCTTTCACCAACTCATACTTATAAAACCTCTTTCCAGAGTCTTTAGTAAGAGCAGTAACTACACCGCCTGAAACAGTGTAAGATGCCACATCTTGGGCTGCCATAAAGTAAACCTCCGTAATGCCTCCTAAACTGTCTTTACAGTCAAGGACATAATTCTGAGTGAGTGCACATGGCATATTAAAATAATTTTAACTGTTATAAAAAGGGGAGTTTTACCTCCCCATTAATTATGCAAGGATAAATTTCACAACTTCATCAGGGAATGCAATGTTCACACCCATCTTGAATTCAGATACGAAACGTACTTGGTCAGCCTCTTTTGCATAGAAGATTTCAAATTTTTCTTCCTCATTAAGCAAATCAGTTCCGAGGAACAAGTTGCTCAATCTCATTGCGTAAACCTTGTTAGTTCCGTTCAAACCTGCAACAGCTACAACTTTGATAGTAGTGCCTGGCAAAATGAACTCGCTATCAGCTTTAACATCAATTGAGTAGTGGAATTGGTTTGCATCTTTCAATGCAATAGTGTAAGTTCTGAAAACATCTTGACCACAGAAAATAGTCATGTCATCAGCAGCTACAACCTGTGCAGGGATAGCCTTGTAAACTCCATCAAAAATAGAGATTACGTTAGCTGCAGTAATTGAGCTCAAAGGAGCACCAGAGATATAAGTTGAACTGTTTGCAGCAACAACTCCAGATGCAGCTCCAATCAACTTAACCAAGCCATCAAAGCGAGAAAGATTAGCATTACCGCTATCGGTATCGCCCTGCCACAAAGCAGTTTCAAGTTGAGCAGCAATTCTCTTAGCTTTCTTCTCAGAAAACTCTTGCTCAAATGGGATTGAATCATACATTGAACCTGTAGGCAATGCCTTTTGGAGATATTTAGCTTCCAAATCTTTAGGGCAAAGAGCCTCGTTCACTTTAATTTTACCAACAGTTACTGTGCGTTGTGTGAAAGTAGTAGAACCAGATGCAGTAAAACCGCAAGATGCACCACTTTGGAAAATCGCATCAGTATCCATAATGTTAATGGTTTCAGATGATTTAACACCAACCATTACATTTCCAGCACTTTTTATCAAAGATGCTGTTTTAGCACCGAGTACACTTGAAGTTACAAGCAATGCCTCGTTTTGTTCTGTGTAGTCTGCAAGAGCAGCAACGTTAAAAGCCATTTTTGTTAATTTTTATTGTTTAAAATTGCGTTACGATATTTATTAAGTCTGTCGAACTTAATGTCTTTTGTTGCTTCGAATTTGAAAGATTGTGGCTTCTCTATTGGATCAGCACTTGGCACTTTAGCCATTTCATCTATCAAATCTACAACCTGTGAAAAACCTTGTTTGGATTTAGATTCAAGAGCATCAACCTTAGCAGTCAAGGCTTCGATCAATCCATTGATCTCTGCAACCTTAGCAGAAAATTGCTCTGCCATTTCTTGCATTGATTTGTCCTTTTTGGCTTCAACTTCAACCTCTGGCATATCAGCCTCTGGTTTTTCAGCAGCCTCAATTTCTTTAATCTTGCCATCAAGAACAGAAATTTGAGAGCCATCTGCAAGTTGATGATCGCCATCAGGAGCGAATGAACCATCTTCAAGTTTTACTTCTCCGCCAATTTCAAGAGCAGAGATCATTACTTTAGTTCCATCTGCCAACTGATATTCAGCAAAATCCAATTTTGCTTCCTCAGCAGCAACAGGAACTTGGGGCAATTCTTCGAAAAGAGCCCTGATTTTCATTATTGCTTCTTTTGCGTTCATATCTTTTCTTTTAAATGAGATACATTAAGATTAGTTATCACTTAAGAATTTGCAATTTTGTTGCAAAAATATTTTAAAAAAAACTTTAATAATATTTGGAAATGTAAACTTTACTTTATATCTTCACTGTACAATTTGAGATTATGATTTACTTCTGTTTGTTTCTCGGTTTCGTTGGTGCTTCTCTGATGCACTTAGATAACATGAAGATGTATCAAAAAAGATATTACAAAAACCACTAATATGAACAAAAAAGAAAAGGCTTTTGAGGCTGCCAGAAATGCCTTCTGCAAATCAATGAAATGGAACATTAAAAAACTCTCAGACATTCAGGAGGCTCAAGCTACTGCCTATGCCCATGCAATGGTTCTTTCAAATGGGGATCAGGATTTATCGGTTTCTATTGTTCTGGATTTAATGCAAAATGGACAGCTCCTGAAGGCAATCGAAAAAACTGAAAAAAAACTTGCAGAAATATTTGGAAATTAAAATAAAGTTTATATCTTTACTGTACAATTAAAACCCACTATTATGTACCAATTATTAGAAAGATTCAGAAAACAAAATCTCGCTCTCTCAGTTTCAGAGAAAATCGAAGGACAAAAGCTCTTTTATGCTAAGGCTGAAAAGATTGTCAGCAAAGCAAGATTCCCCAAACCAGAGTTTCACTACAGATTCAGAAATTATGAAAACATGATTGAGTATTGTGAGGCTTTTATTAAGAACATTGAGAAAAGACAGGCTGAGAAAGAGCTGATGAAACAAAAGAAAAAACAGGCTGCCTCTGAGTTCAATCATGGTTTCTATGAGGGACAGATTCTCTACTCCTCTTGGGGTTATGACCAAACTAACTTGAGCTACTACCAGATCGTAGGTTTCAAAGGTAAATCAGTCATCCTCAGAAAGGTTGCTAAAAAAGAGGTCAGTCAAACTTCATGGGCATCAGGAATGTATGAACCTGCAAAAAATGCCTTTGTCGGTGAGCCTTTTGTCAAGAGGATTGTTCCGAGTGTTGGATATAGCGGACAGATCAGCTACCACATCTCAATGGGGGATGTAGTCGGTAGGTTGTTTGAAGTTAAGGAAGGGCAACAAAACTACTGCTCATGGTATGCCTGATAAAATGTTTTGAAATCTGCATTTATTATTGTAAATTAGGAATATGAAATTAGATATTGTATATGATGGCAAAGTTTCGAGCAATGTATCAGATGCCGAGAAAAGACTACTCGAACTGATCACAGGCTCTGAACCTCAGAATGAGTCAGAAATCCAAATGCTCAAAGAGATTGAGGAGCTCAAAAAATCTGGCAAGATTATTGACATCCCTCAGATGTAATTAGCCTTTAGCCTTCGCTAAAAATTTATTATAGGCAGCTTGATCATGTACTGTGATTTTGCTGCCTTTTTGTTCAAATATTAATTTAGGCTTTGCTCCGTTATTATCGTATAACCTGAGCTCATCAAAAACTTTATTTTGAGCCAATTTCGGAACAAGTCCAGAAATCTCTCTATGCATACTTTTAATATATTCCTCAGGAACTACTCTGCCTGTTCTTTCTCCTCTTTGTCTGGCTCTTTGTAGTGAAGTTTCAGTATCAGTAGTTACATAATTGGCAACAACTTTTTTTCCTGCTTCTCTTTGCTCCTCTACCTTTTTTACGATTGATTCATACTTTCCATCTCCTACCCCATCGTTTACAATATCATAGCCATTTTTGGCTGCAGTTGCTGTGATGGCTTTTGATAAAGTTGAGCTTTCTTCGTGTACCCTTGCTGCTGCCTCTTTTTCTCCTCTATTTACCATTTCTCCATATTCTGGTAATTGAGCTTTAATAGCATCTGAATCAACTACCAAAATACCCTGAGGCAATACAACATCCCCAGAATTTATAATTGAACTTTTACCTGTTGCAGGAGCTCCTCCCATGAAATATGAAACACCTGTATTGGTGCTGCCATCTTTCATGTAATTTGAAATGACATCTTTATGAAATGCCTGTCTGTCATCGTTATAAACCCCATCTTTTGAATATATCTCCTGAGTTCCATATTTAGGAGGCTCTGCTAAAATCCTATCAACAGATTCTTTTACAACCTCTGGATTTGAGTAGTTTATTTTTGGTGCAGATGCCTCTCCTCCGCTTCCTTTAGGTCTGCCACAATTGTCCCCCCTACAACCACTACCTTCACCGCCAAAGTCCAATTCCTCAAGGATTTTGTAAATCCTTTCCATCATCTGCTCCTCTTTACTCTTGGCTTTGCTATATTCGAAAATGCCCTCTACAGAAAAACCTTTAACCTCTCCATTTTTTACTTTCTGCCATGTTTCATCATCCTCAACCTTGAAAGAACCAAACCATGAGCCATCAGGAGCATCCTCAAAACCTTTCATCGGAGCTACTCCTCTGTCTTTATCTGAGATGAATGATTCAAACATTGTAACCCCATCAACCCTTTGTGAGGGATCATGCATGAGGTTTACATTAGCCTGATAACCTTTCTTGAAAAACTTTTGAGCAATTTTGAAAATAGTGTCTTTACTAAACATAACATAGTAATCGCCATGAGTAGCATCACTCCTAAAAATTGGAGTATCAGCCAACATAAGAGCACCACTAATAATACGCTTTTCCTCAGATGCAATCTCAAATTTAATATGTTCTTTAAATGCATTCCAATTCCTTTGGATCGCAGGTCTATCTACCAGAGCCACAAAATTTACCTCTGCATCATCATTTAGATCATCTGAGATCATTAGTTCAAAAATGGGTAATTCCATACTTATAAATGTAAGATTTTTTTAAAATTATCATCCGAATCTGGCTCTCTGTCTGATTGCCTGTATTCTCTGTTGATTAGTAGTCATATCTGTTTCAATAACATATGCCCTAACAGCTTGATTTCCAAGAGCATTAATTGTAGCCTGATTTAATGAAGTCAATTGTGCTTGTGGTAATGCAGGAGCTAATGGAGATGCACCTGTAGGAGTTGGAAATGATAATGCACCTCCTCCTTTTACAGTAGATAATACCTGTTTTGCTTTTGCTGCAGCAGTTAAAATTGCTAAAACCTGAGTAGAATAAAATAAAGGAAATGCAAAGGGTGCTGCAGGGCCTGTACCTTTAGCACCTTCCTGAGCAATAGCTAAACCCCTTGTATATCCATTTGCTACATCTAATGCTATACTTGCAAGAGCAGCAGCTTTACCTAAAGCAGTACCCCTATCAAATAAAAAACCTATGGCATCTACATAATTTTTTGCTATTTGAAATTTAGCTTCCTCAACAGCTTGTTTATTTTCTTTATCTTTTTCGTATAAATATTTTTGTAATTCAATTTCAGCTTCAGTTTGATCATAATATTTTTGAGCCTGTTGCACCCTCCAATCAAACAACTCATCATCTTTTTTCTTTTTTTGATCTAATAAATATTGTTGCAATTCAACTTCAGCATCTGTTTGAGTTTTTAATGTTTGAACATAAGCCATAAAAGCATCAAATTCATCTTTTGCTCTTTTATCTCTCTCTTGTTTTAATTGCAGATTTTTTTCCTTTTCTCTTAATATCTGCTGATTATTAAATGTAATTTCAGCAACTTCTATTTGAGTGTGTAAATCATCAATCTGAGTTTTAATTCTGATGGCATCCTCAGAATCTTTATTTGAAATTTCAGCATAATATCTCTCTAATGCAGCAATCCTTAATCTTCTATTTTTTTGCTCAATCTCATAAATCTCATTTTCATTATTCTTTTTATTTGATACCCTCGCTAACTCAAGTTTTTCCTCTCTATCTATACTTGCCATCTCGCCTTCGAGTTGAGCCTTTTGCCTTATCTGCAAAGATTTTAGATTTTCCTCCTGAGCTTTTTTAACTTTCTCCTGAGTATCTATATAGTCCATCCATGCATAAATCGCAGCAGAAACACCTGCAATTATTAAGCCTATTCCAACCTGTGCTGCTGTTCCCAATGCTTTTATGGCAGGAATGACATCTACCATAATTACAGTTTTTAAGGATTTAAATGCATCAATGCTTTCGCCTATTGATTGCAAACCCTGAGATAGTGCAAGGGCAGATTGAACTTTTAATAGCTGTTTTTCTACCTCTTTTGATTCAATGCCAAATAAACCGATTGCACCCTGAACTGCAGAGAATCCACCTGCAACCCCTGAGAGAGATGCAGTCAATGACCTGAATTTAGCATCTGGATTAAATGCCTGAGTCAACAACTGAGCATCTCCTATTCTATCCCTTAGCTCTGCAGCTCGTTTAGCAGCATTTGCAGCCTCAATAGAAGTAGCTCCAAACTTTTCTGATAGGATAGCTACCTCAGCAGTTGCTGACCTTAATTGAGCCTTTAAACTGCCTACAGACTCCGTTGCGTTTCCGCCTACATTTATATTTAAATTTAAATTCTCTGCCATTAGAATGTTTTTTCAATTGCCTTTAATAAACTAACTTTTGTTGTTGTATAATCCATAGGGTTATAACCTTCAATAGTATTCAGCCTGAATAGAACTCCATCTATCCAGATCAGCTTTCCAAAATCCAGATTATAAATATCTATAGTATTTAGCAGGGCATTACAGGTGAGGAGTTTAGAATCTTTATCTGTGATCTCTGCCATATAATCTGAATAGAATGCATTGAACAGATTTGTAGTTGGATATGTTGTTGCACTAAAGAATATCTCTTTAGGAGCTCCAAAGTTTATATCATTTGTTGGAGTAAATGGATCATCCAGATGTCCAACATAAGTATAAGTAGTTACGTTGGTTTGTTTATTTGTGTTTCCATCTTTTATTGAATATCCTGTTCTTCCTGTGATATACTTAGCCTGAAAAATTCTAATATTAAAATCCATTGATTCCTCTACCCCTCCTGATCCAACCTTGTAAATAGCAGGATATATTTTATCTGTTCCTGTTGCTTGATACAATGGAGATGCTGAAAAAATCACCTCAGTTGTGTCAGTATCTTTAACAAAATCAAATGTAGTATCAAATATGTTATCCCCATAACCCTCTGCATATTTCTTTCTGTAGTTCTCATTGTAAACATCATTATCTTGTTTATATTTGAACTGATAATATCTCGCATTAATTTCACTCATTGGTTTAATGCTCATTGGCTTTCCTCTGTCAATCTTATTAGTCCAATCCTCAGTAGCTCCTGAATAGAAGTTTATGTAAGGTTTTATTATAATCTTTTTTTCATCTACAGGATCATCATAAACATACAAATTAAACATCTTGCATATTGACAGGAAAAAGTCCCTCTGGAAAATACCTCTTGGCAACTGTTTGTCCATCTGGATAGTTTCACCATAGTTGATAGGTACATCAGTTGCAGTTTGAGAATCTACTCTCAAATAACCGCTATCAACATCATAAGTATTAGCAGTTGATGATATGAAAACATCAATGTAATCATTTTGATTCAGAGTTGTTGTATATTCTAACTGTGTATTTAATGGAGTAGGAACTGCATTAATTGGAAATGTTTCTGAATCTACCACAGCTCCATTAACCCTTAAAGATATTGTTACATCCTCTGGAGGAGCAGGATATGTATCTGTAATTTCCAAACTCAACTGAGCGGAAATAGTGCAACCCAAAGCAGTTGCAGAATTATAATAATATGAGTTTCCTGTGAGGGTAAAGTTACCTGCAGTTACTACTGTAAAATCAGGATAATTATCTGTTGAATAACTCGCAGCATTAGCTGTTGCATAAAATGCCTGAGTTGAAGTATTGGATAATGTTTTTGAGTTTGCAGATATAACCAATCTGTCAAATAGTGAATTACTCAGATATGGAAAATCCCATGTGTACCCAGATTGAATCTTTATTTTTTCAAGCATTTCCTTGACCTTAAAACATGGTCTAAATGCCCTGAAATCAAAATCCACTTTATTTGTGCTCACATTACCTTTGTCAATCAATCCAAATAAAACATGACTATTTGCTACACTTGTAGTCTGATCTGTAATGTTTGCAGCAGTCCATGCCTTATTGTATGCAGAATATGCAGAATAACCTCCTCCAGAAACAGTTGCTAAATCCTCAAGCCTATTGTTTCCCAGAGCTGAAATAAACCCACCCAATTCCCCGAAAACTGCACATTGATACTCTATGGCTGATCCATCTTTAACGATCTCTAATATCCTCAAAACCCCTTTAAAAATCTGTATTTTATCAATAAAGATTCTACAGTTGGCAACCTTCGAGGCATTGAAATTATACCCTATGTTTGGCTCAGTATCATCTGTGATATTTGCGTTTCCCAGATCAAAGACAAAGCCAAATATTTTGTTGTTATTAGCAGTACCTGTAATGTTAATGGTTTTGCTGAAACTTGTATTCCTCGAACCAAAGTCCTGAATGTCATCAATGGCATAGCTGAACTCAGTTGATATTTCATCAACCAAGTCCAACCTATTATCCTCAACATAAATCTCCGTACTTATCATCTGAATTGTGAGTTAATGTATTTACTTACCTCAATATCAATCTCGAAATTAAATATCTTATCTGCAGCCTGAACCTTGTAGGTATAATTTGAGCTCTGGACTGTAAGAGGGAAATATGCACCTAAAACTTCAATGTAGCAAATGCTTGAACTAACCAATTGAGAGAGCCATGTATAATCCTGCTCACTAACCCAATCACTAATCAAATGGAATCTGTCTTTATGTTGGATCGCATAGTTCAAAGCTGTTTCATTATATCGGTTGTAGCTATCCACATTTTTCATCTGGTTGCCTGATAGCTGCCAATCATTTCTCCTGTATGAGCTCCTCTGGAACTCTGAACTCCTCCGATTGACCAGAGCAAATTTCATAGTGTCCCAACCGCCTAACCTATTCAGGAAATGCAGATTATATTGCTTGTATTTAGGATAGCATTTCTGCCTCATCTTTAGGACTCTGGAAACTGCCACCCCTCTTTTCAGGTAAAAATTATATCCATAGGTAGAATCTGTTATGATAGTTGATCCTGCCCATGTGTTAACGTGCTCTGCCTGTAGATTAAACAAATTCATTTCCCCTGCAAGGCTAATGTTAGCACTTACTGTGGTCAGCACCTGTTCAGCAGAGTTTACAACCTCAACCCATGCCGAGTATGTTCCTCCTGTTTTCTTGAAGTAGGTAGCATAGAAATTATCTCCGTATTCTATTCCTATATTATCTGTGTCCCTTTCAGTCAGCCAATCATCTGAGAAATTCTCAATCAGGAGATTATCATAGTAGTTTGATAGGACTAATGGAGTATTATCTTTTACAGCCAGAATATCAGCAAACAGAGGAGGATAGTAATTATATGAACTAAACTCTCCAGATGCCATATTTCGAGTGATTGTACCTGTTACCTCCTCACCCACAGCCACATTATAAGTTACCTTTAATTTGTCATTAGAGGCAACCAGAATAGAGTTCCCTGAAGGCTCAAAATAGTTAGTAACATATGCCCTTACTATTGGACTCGCATTAAATATCCCATAGCTGCCTGATGGATCAGGGAAAACCTTCACAGTAGATACTATGTTTCCGTTTACCCTTACATCATACACAAATTTGAAATTAGTAGTCCCTGAGTTGGTTGAACTCGAAACAAACCACAAATCATCGTGTAAGGATGCATATGTAGCAGGACTATCCGTTATTGTTATTGCCATAATTTTCCTGTCTTATTTGAATTATTATATCTGCTCCAATTGCTGTTTCTATAGCCTCCTGAAACTGTTTGTTGAATACCTTAGTTACCGCCCTATCAAAATAATAAGTTCCCCTGATGCCATCTCTTTTTATTGCTGATGCTATTGCAAAACTAAGCCTTCTCCTGCTCTTTGCTGCATCTACTATTGAAGTCAATTTCCGCCTCTTTTTCTGAACCTTGCTCAAATCAACCCTATCTGCTGAGATTGATTTTCTGGCATTAGATAGCCATCTGGCAATTGCGTTAGCCATGAAATATGAAGGTCTGGGAGATTTAAAACTGTACTTTCCGCTATTCTTTTTAGGCTTTGCCTTTTTACCTCCAACACCTTTAACACCCTGATTTATATAATCAAAATATTTAATTTGTTTTGAGTTCAGGGGATAACCTACCTGCAAAGTTGTAACATCCCCATTCTGGTCAACCTGAGGAACTGAAACCTCAGTCAAAGCTCCTGTATTAATTGCTCCTGCCTTTTCCAGATTTCTCCTCACAGTATCGTTAAACTCTAACCCTGCCTGAAACAATATCTGCTCAAGAACAGGGAATGTGTTAGGATCAATCCTTTGGAATGAACCTGTAAACCTGCTGAGAAACCTTTCTTTTATAAATTGTGCTTGAGCTCTGTTCACACTAATAAATGCAGGAAATTGAGGATATTATCTCAGAAAAAACCCCTGCATAGAAATGCAAGGGGATCAAAACAACCGCTATGAAAAAAGCCTTAAAATAAATGCTGCAATAAAATCTCTTTGAGTAAATGATATGGCAATGGACTGATATAAGTCCCATGCCCAACGTGAATCTCTGTGTATTCTACCCCATCCCTCTCATATGGGATAATGACATCTACATTATTAAAATATGCCATCCTCCTATCTAAATCCTCCCAATTGAACTCCATGTCCAAATCTTTTAGCATTCTGGTAGTGTCCGTATGATACAAAATTTCAATCTCCATTAACCATTCTTTTTAAAATCTCGTTCTGCTTTTAGGTATGCCAGAGTGTTAAGATAGTGAATTATTGGTAATTCATATGCTTGGCTAACTGTGATATTTTCGTAGTCGGCAACAAGTTTGGTGCAATATTGCCTTCCATAATATTCAGTAAATCTGCTACCACCTTTTCGGGGTTCGTTACCCCCTTCAATTTCATCTGCTCCATCAAATAACCCTTCGAAACTTCTATCCAATTTCTGTATACATGATAAAAAAAAACCACAGAATGATAAACATCTACAAATTTAGCTGATAACATATCATTGGAATAGTCCTCATGTTTGGCTGAATCATACTTATCTAACTTCCACCCAAACAAAGTCCTTTTCATAGGATGCACCAAAGAGGCTGCTATTTTATGCAGATTAGTTACTAAATCCTGAGAGAATGTTTTCCCTTCAATATACCTCGCTCCATTTATTTTCCTGACATCATAGATGCATTTGTACCTTCTACCATTCACAGTTATGTACTTTACAGGCTTTCCATCTATTTCCTCATAAAGGAATTTTAGCCTCTTTTTCTGTTTATTGTATTCATCTATGTTTAAATTATCAACCTCCTGCAAAGTCCATCCATTGATGATGGCAATCATCTTTGAATCTCGCTCAATCTCATCTTGCTCCTCTCTGGCTTGTACGATCTGTTGATACTGAAATACGTTTATATCTTTCCACTCCATTTTTGCTCAATTAAAAAGTATATGGCTAATACAATAATAGGAAAACATATGATGCAACTAATTGGAAACCATATCCAATATATCAATAGTTTTATCTTTGACCTCAATTTGCAATGTCTTACCCATTGCCTCAAAGATTTTCGTAATGACTGATAGTCTGGGATTAGAGCCATTTTCAATTCTGTTAATAGAAACAAAGCTGATGCCTGATTTCTCAGCAAGTTGTTTCTGGGTTAGGTTTAGTTTTTGTCTTTCTGTTTTCAATTGTTCACCGATCATATTTGTATTTGTTTTATTATTTCCGATTTTGGCTCAGTTAGTTTGTCCAAAATTTTAGCTACCTCTTGCTCTGCATCATGCTCTGTATCGCATATTGCCATACATTTAAAATCAAATGTAGAGGCATTTTTCAGCCATACTAAAAATTCTACCTTGCCAAAAATGTCTGTTCTTTTTTCAATTTCAAGTACCATAATAGTTGATTTATAAATTAAAGATAGTGATAAATTATGAATTTAATTCCTCTTGCCTAAATCTTTTTTCTTCCTTGTGTCTTGCATAATAGCTATCTCCTCGTAATGCAGGTTGTTCTTCCTGTATTTTTTGCCTTGATCTCCTAATGGATTCAGGATTTGTAAGTTTACCTTCTGAAAATAATTTCAGGACATCAAATGCAGTTGTTCTGTCTTTACCAAGCAATACAAGTTCCCTCCACCAAATGTTTGCGATCAATGCCTGATCGTTATCCCTTAAATGCTCTTTGTGTGTGAGCAAGTCAATAATATGTTCTTTGTTATGTAGTTTCATAAACAGTAGTTGTCTTGAAGTAATCCGATAATAATTGATCCGATGATCAATGCTAAAATTAAGTTTAATGTTTCCTTTTTCATTTGTAAGTTTTTAAAATTAGGTTTAATGTTTGTATCATCTTTTCTGAGTCATCTTTTATAAAGCTATTTTTGATTGCTGCCTCTACTCTGTCAACCCCTTTGATTAACATCAGAATCAGCAACCTCGCAAATAACTTGTCCAATGGTTGTTTTGTAAACTCATTTGTGAAAATCTCTTTGTTAGTGAATTTGCAGTTTGTGAATACGTTTTCCATGTTGTTGTTTTGTGGGGCATTGCTGCCCCTGTTTTAAAATCTAATTTCGTAATTTTCCCAATGGTTAATGTTCTGATAATAGGATTCTGGATTCTCTAATTTCTCCAATTGCATAGTAACTAAAAAAGCAGTTTTGTTTCTCTGCTCTAATTCAAAAAATGTTTCAGGCATTTCTGAATAAAGACGATCCAATTGATCTCTTAAATCTTTGATTTGTTCTTGCTTTGACATAATAGTTGGTTTTGTGGGGGATTGCTCCCCCTGTTTTTAATATTGTTTTTCTGAATTCAAAATTGATGATATTATTTCAAATACTGTTGGCACTCTTTGTAATTCATCTAATTCATCTGAAAGGTTATTCCAAAGATCACCATTTGGAAAATTAGCTTCCTGTTCAATTTGCATTGCCTTTTTAAGTTCTTCAATTCTTTGTTGCTTGTTCATAATGTGGTTGTTTTGTATATCAAAGATATACTTTATTTTAATTCCACCAAATATTTTTTAAACTTTTTTTTAAAGGAAATTGTATCTGCCAGAACCTGCCTTCATGGTCATGTTATGGTAAGCCAGAGCCAAAGCCATAACTGCATCATCATGGAAACCAGAGGGAGCTGAGTATTTAACCCCTGTTGGAGTATATTGATACTCAAATACTTCTAACTCCTCTGTAATTACCCCCTGAGGAAATCCTATTTTCCCTGTCTGGATTGCTGTCTGCAACCCCATCATTAATTGCTGCTTAGATTGAGATGTGAACTTAAGTCCTTGAATTTGAATCCCTTGCCTCAGCAAATCCTCATAAATTGGATCGCCAACTCCTGTGCTATCTATGACTATCGGTTTTCTGGGCAGGTTCAGGATTTCCTGTTTAGTACTGCCCCAATCCTTTTGAAACCTCTTAAAATAGCTCACATTTCCGTTTTGATCCAATCCTATTATAACAGTCCAATCCACCGATTTAGCGACATCTATGCCAAAATAAAGGGGTTCTGAGAGGCTCTGAGGTTTAGTGCACATTTTTATAAACTGACTGCCAAATGGATTTGAGGCATTCTCCATAGGGTTAGCCATGTATTCTTGCTCAAATACCGCTATAGGCAGTTGGCTTCTCGCATCATCTATTTCCTCAGGAGCTATGTGGGGATTGTCATATGTTGTAAACTTGAAACTCTGCCATCCATGCTCTCCTGATTTCATGTACAGTGAGTAGAAATAATTTTGCCCTTTGGGAGTTGACAGAAAGATAGCCTTTCCTCTAAAGTCTGTGAGAGTTGGTCTGATAGCATTGAGCCACCCATTCTCAAGGTTGGGAATATAGGATGCCTCATCTATGATAGCCAGATGGAATTTCTGTCCCCTGAGATTATCTAACCTTTCACCTGTAAAAAACCTGATTGATCCCCCAGAGAAAAAATTAAATACCAGATCAGATTTGTTTCCTGTTACATATTCAGCATCCAATCTGCTGCCGATCTCTTCATAGAATATTTTCGCTAATTGGTAGGTAGGAGTAATGTATGCAACAAGTTTTCCATTCAGGGCATTGTCAATAGCAAGGGATTGACTGATTACACTTTTCCCCCACCGCCTTCCACACATCAGAACTATAAACCTCGCATCACAGTCCAGAACTTTCTGCTGAGTCTGATGAGCTATCGGTAGCCACAGGTCTATCTGTTTTATTTCCGTATCTGACAACTATTTCAGTTTTTACTTTATCGTTGTTTTCGTTCTTAGTCCCATCTGACCATTTGCTCCTGAACCTGTTGATCATGTTGAGCCTCCAGATTCTATCATTGAAAAATGGTATCTCATTGATCATACCCATTCGCCCTATTTTCTCCCACCAAATCATACTTTTTTGCGTTCCTATCTCTTTGGAGTGCAGAAATTCAGGAAATTTTTTTTCCCAATCATACAAAACCCTCTCAGAAACCCCGACAATTCCACCAAAACTCTCGAATGAATATCCCTCACTCATATGTTCTATGAGCATCTGGCAGAACTCCTCTTTGTATTCTGTAGGTCTACCTACCTTGCCCCCTGTAGTTTCTTTCTTTTCTGTCATGTTTATTAAATGATTTTTGAGCCTTTCCTTTTTTTCTCTTACCAAAACTAACTTTTACTTTATCTGCACCCTTTTTCATATTAACTGATAAATTTTACTCCATTCTGTAGGGAGGGTTAAATTCTTATGAGTCCTATAACCTATCTTTAAAAACATCTCATCCCATTCCTGAGGTTGTTTTATGTTTATATGTCCCCATTGCTCATCATTAGCAGATTTATGAGGAGTGCTGCTAAATAATATCCAGATAGGAGTAGCCTGTTCAAAAAGGGCAAATATCTGATTATCTGTCATATGCTCCGCTACTTCTATAAATAGCATAATGTCAACACTCTTTAACTTATTGATGATTTTTAGCTCTGGCATCCTTTGTTTTAGATAATCCCTGTGAGCCTTAAATTTCTCAATAGCCTCTACTTTATATCCTGCCTCTATTGCTGCCTTTGCGTATGCTCCAACTCCACATCCGTAATCTATGACAGTTGTTCCGTAACCATTGAGTTGAGCTATAGTATTTTTAGCCAAATCCAGAAACTGCAGATTTTCCAGACTAATTCCGTTTTCTAACTCTACTCGCAAAAATTCTTTATCAGTAAACTTTCCCATATCTTTCTATAAATAGTTCATGTTGTTGTTTTAACCATTCTGTATGCTCTTTCTTATCCCCATATCTCTCATGGCACATCCGACATACTGCCATCAGATTTTGGATCGTGTCTTTATCTTTTGAGCTACCCATACCCCTGCAATCAATATGATGAATGTCAACAGCTTTATTACCGCATACTTCACACCCAATGAAATCATCAATTCCATAACCGAAATATTTCATGTATGTTTTCGTGTGAGGTTTCATATCGTTCCATCTTGCAGAGGCAAATCCTCGTTTATTTCCACCCTCCGATAATTCTCTTTCCAAAGAGCCTTTGTCAGGATGATGGATTTTCTTTCTATCTCCTCCTCACTCGCCTCAAACCATAATAAATGCAGAATTTCATGGATAATTATCTCAAGATGCTTTTTCCCTTTGATAGATGGATCAATCTCTATTAAGCCATCACTATGAGCTATACCCCATACCCTCTCCTTACCGAGTTTTCGGTATTTTATTCTAATCTTAGGATCTACTCTATCATGCAGCTTTAACTTCATCCTTCATTTCTAACAGATCAGGTCTTTCCAAATCTGAAACTTCTAATTTATGTTTCCCCCTCACCTGTGCTAATGCCCTCCTGTAAATAGTTTCCTTGATATGTAACTCTTGTAGCTTTTTAACCAGAAAAACCTCCTGTTCTTCAATGCTCATTTTGTTAACTTTTTTAGGTATCATTTGTCAGTCTTTTGATGCATTTTATTGCAAGTTTTACATTTGTACATAACCTTGATAACCCCTGTTGCAGTAGTCCTCACCCCATTTCTCGTTATATCATCACTACCACACTCAGGGCAAGTCCCCCGATATTGACCAAACAAAACACCATAGTGAGTTTTAGGTTCAATATGATTATTCAAATGCTTGAAAACTTTCTCCAATAAAATTACATCATTTTTGCAATACTTAATCATTTTTTCCATTGCTGCCTGATCACTATCCAATAGTATTGCCTTCCAGAGATCAAACTCTGTTTTTATCTTACTTCCGATGCCTAAATAATTAGCTATGTAATTGAGCCTGTTTGAGTTAAATCTAAATTTACTCCTCGCAATCTTTAGAGTATCTATGGTTGTGTACTTTGGGAACATATCTATCCCATGAAAAAGACATCTGGTTCTGATCCATGCCAAATCAAATTTATCTCCATTATGCCCGACCATTTCATGTGATTGGTCTGCCACCTTGATAAATTCCTCAAGCATTTTTTTGTCATTTTGTTTCTTGTCCCAATGGAGTCCGTAAACCTCCTTTTCATCCTCCCATTTGTAACAAATGCAAATAATTGCCCTCTCTTTTATGATATTAGAGTAGTCAATATTCTTTTTGAAACCTGCCTCCCAGAATAATCCAATGTTAGGACTCGTTTCTATGTCAAAAAATAACCTCCTGCGTTTAGTCTGCATATGGTATATACTTGGTTTTGCCTTGCTCCTTTATAGCTCTCAAAACCTGTTTCCTCTGCTTTCCTGAGGCTGAATAACTCACATGAACCCAATCAGGATTTTGTTTTGT